AGACCCAGGATCTCGGTCGGGTCGCGTTCGCCCAGGATCTTGAACTTGTTCGCCTGTTCGGCCAGGCGGGTGTTCTCGATACGGCGACGCGCGTTCTCGTCCTTCAAGGACTTGACAGCAGGCAACGGGTCGATCGGACCGTCAATGTCAAGGACGTAGACCGTCTTCTTGCTCGCAGGGTCCGTCGTCTCTTTGTACTCGGTGCGCAGCCCCTCGGCCACGTCGTCCAGGTTTTCAATCAGTGCCTTCAGTGCCATGTCAAAGTCCTCACCGCCATGCGGTATTAGTTGAGCCCAGGGTCATCCCCAGGCCTAGAAGTAGCCGCTAGGATCCAACCCAGCGGCCTTGAACGCCCCTGCGTGCTTTGCAGCAAGCTGAGACAATGTAAGCTCGGTGCCGTTGGCAGCAACGAACTTGTCCAAAGTGAGACCACCGTCGCGGAACAGCTTTGCCTTCGCGATGCCCATGGTGTCCTCTTGGAACGTCTTGGTCTGTGCGCGCAGCCACTCCTGATAACTGGTGCTTCGCGGAACAGTCCCTGTGAGCTGGCGGACACGCTTGCGGGCCCACTCATCGTAGTCACCTTTCGTGCCCCTAGGCAGGTCTGCACGGGTAGACACACGGTCGATCTTCTTTGCGTCTGTGTACTCGCGGAGGAGTTGCTTTGTCGTGGAGCTCTTCGCGGGGCGGTTGCCCAGCACCTCGCCATCCATAGACGCCACGCGCAAGGACCGGCAACCGATGTGCAGAGGGGGCTTAGGGCCTGCGCCAACTTTGAACACCTTGCCGTCGGTAGCGCGGCAGACGGGTGTGGTTCGCGCATCCAGCGTCGCAACGAACATCTCGCCAACCATAATGTCGGCGTTCTCTGCCATGTAGTCGTTGCGTGCGCTGTTCGCAATGTGCTGCACCGCTGTTCGGCTTATCGCCTCGACTTGCCTTCTGGTGACCTGTAGGACGCCGTCGGTGCCGTTCAGGGCCTGTGTGCCGATTACGCGGCGCGCAATCGCATCACTGCTTTCGCCCGCTAGCATGCCCATCTGGATGGCGCCGTGTATGCGACGCAGGTCCTCAGCTGCCAGCCCCGACGCCCAGTCCTTCAGCAGTGCACCGTCGAACGGGCGAGCTGTCACTATTGCGCGCAGCTGGCGGGCAGGTGGCAGCACCGTCTCGACCAGGACAGGCGCAACCGTCTTCACGATGCCGTCAAGGAAGATGGGCTCCTGATAGCCCAGCTCGGACATCTCGTTCAACATGAACGTATTCGCATCGGTCCATGCACTGTTGCGCAAGTTCGTCACAGACTCGAGAAGCGCCTGCATGCGCTTGAGCTCCACCGACGTCGTGAGCCCCGTTGCGTTCCGCAGCTTGTCGCGGATCAGCATGCCGAGGTTCTCTTCGGACTTGTCCAGGAACCCGAGCATGCGGTTGCGAATGCTCCCGCTGTACCGCAGCAGGTACGTCTGATGTCGGATAAGAGCGTCGAGCAGTAGCTCGTTCGCTGTTCGCTGTGCCATTACGGCTTCCTTGGCGGGTTGGCAAGAACATAACGAACAAGCGCCGGATAGAGCGGGTGCTCGCTGAGGTTGACGTGCACAGTCTCTTCGGGTGCTAACGTTGCCTCTTCCAGCTTCACTTGCACCACCTTCAAGATGCCTGTCTTGCGCACCGTATTGGTGTCAAAGCTGATGCCGAAAGTGTTGTCCGCCGGAAGGTCATGGGTCTTCGCCATCACTGCGCCCCATTCAGCTTAGGCGCCGGGCTAGGGGCCCCACCAGCCCCCGAACTGGGTTGCGGCTGGGGTAGTATGGCAGCGATCTTGGCCGCGCGGTGTGCGCTCGCTGCGTCTTCTTCAGCGATCTTGTCAAGCTCTTCCTCGAGCGTGAGCTTTGTGAGCCCGCGAGCGGCAATGTTGTCGTGGATGGTTGCCAGCGAGATCGGTGCGCCCATAGTGCGTGCAGACATCCAATCAACGATGTCCTTGCTCGGGAGGTTCTTGTCAACGAACTCGAGGTTCGGAATGACCTTCACCTCGTCAGGGTTCGCTCCCATCCACTCTGCTGCAATGCGCAGCAGGTTCTCCAGCGCAGCAGCGCCGGACTTCGCCATTTGGTTTAGAGACGCAGTCTGGGCGGACAGGCGTGTGGTAAGCGCATCGCCACTCTCTTGCTTGCCCGCGCTGGGCGAGATCATTTGGCCTGCCTTGGTCTCGGCTTGTTTGCGGTCCGATTCCAGCGCTGAGCGCTGTTCCGAAAGCCCTTCCGAGCCTACGCCGATGTACTTGGCGTCACCGCCGATGTTCAAGTCCAGCCGTGCACCAGCGCCCACACGAACGCCATCGTTCGTTGTGCCCATCTCAGTCGCGCCTGTATCGGGGTCAATGATACCACCGATCGTGACGAGCGTGTCCTGCCCTTGCATGTAGAGCGTGTGCCGATAGTCAGCTTCACCTCTGTAGATGGTCATGCAGATCTTTGCAAGCCCCAGCAGCGGCGGCAGGTCCGGTGTAGAGATGATGTCTTTGCTGTTCACAAACACGAACGGAATCTGCTCGAGCGCCTTGCCGCGGAACACTGGGGGCACAAGCATGTCGTCGTTGTACTGTGCGCCCTTGGTGGCGAAGACACCCTGCTTGAAGATGCGTCCCTTGGGCTTCACTGTGACCACACTGTCACGGTCTGCGCGGGTAAGTCCCTCGTTCGCTACGTCGCTTGAGACGGGCTCTTCCTGGTCGGGCTTCTCGGCCTTCTCCTCGAGCTTCAGCACGCGGTACCGCTCCACGTCCGTCCAAGTCATGTCGTCGCGCCTCACAGGGCCGCTTTCGTTCAGCACGACAAGCTCGAGGTTGTTCACACCCTGCCCGTCGTTGCTGTCGTCCCAGTTGATTGCCGTCTCTGCTACGTAGACAGCGATATAAGGCATGGGCGCAGCAGGGTCCGGGATCAGAGGCATGTCAAGCATCAGACCGAGGCGCCCTGTCAACAACTGCTCGACGTTAACGCGGCGGAGCAAGAGCTGAAGGCTTTCGCCTGCGTTCGTAGCCTTATCGCGCAGCGGTTCCATGGACGCGGGCAGCTCGATCTGCGCGGGCTTCTGGTGCAACATGCCGACATAGTATTCGACCGCTTCGCGCACGTAGTCCGGGAACACTGCGCGCAGCTTGTAGGCCTGGTAATCCTTCTCGCCCTTAGCCTCGGGGTTGTTCTTGCCCTGACCGTCCAAGATGTGGGCTGCGGTTGCGGGCAGGTACTTCGTGCCCCGCGCCTTCACGACCCGCTCCCCGCCATAGGAGTCGCGCATCACTTGCCAGTCCTCGAGTGACGCGTCGTATGTCGGGTGAGTGCTGTTCAGTGCCATGTCAGGTGCCTCTCGTTGTTCCGCTGCGTGCCCGCTCTTGCTTGCTCAGCACTTCGTAACGGGCTTCGTCGCCAATGTGGTCTTCCGCGTCGGTATCGACGTCGTCAGGGTCTTTTTCATCACGCGGTAGCACTGGGAACAGCTCGATGAACATCGGGCATGTGTTCCAGGTGTACAGACCCGGTCGTTCGCGAGGCACACGGACTGGTGTTCCGTCCTGCGCCATAACGTAGCAAGGCAGCGCGTCCTTCAGCATGCCCCGGGTACGCTCCCAGCCCGCCTTGCGGCTTCCGGGGTTCTTGTTTGACCGAATCCAAGTGACGCCTTTGTACTTCTTGCCGTTGATGGAAACCTGGCGAGCCATGTCCGCCGCAATGCTATTCCCGTTCTCCACGTCCCAGATGCTGTTGTCAGCGGGACCAGGGCGGACGCGGCCGTGCAGCCCTAGGGCCAACTCGCGCTCCACTATACCGGCGGCCACGTCGTTTGCCATCATGCGTAGGCCTTGATTAGCCTTGCCAGTCCAGCCGTACCACTCGGCAATCCGGAACAGGTCCCCTCGCACTGTGCTGCGCCAAGTGCCGTCGGGCATCTTCAGGTCGCTCCCATCGCTCTCCGCCCACCAGCCCACGCTGAAAGGCTTGCTGCTACCCCAGTCGAACGAG